AAGTACGAGGCCGATACTCTTCATAGATTGTATGACAGGGCAGGAGTTATATAGTGTATGAGTTGGCATTATTCGCAGGAGCAGGTGGGGGAATCCTCGGAGGGAAGTTATGCGGTTTCACTTGTGTCGGAGCTGTTGAAGTCGAAGAGTACCCAAGAGAAGTTCTTAAACAACGTCAACGAGATGGACACTTGCCAGAATTCCCAATCTGGGATGATGTCACAACCTTTAGAATCGACAATCCAGAATGTAGAGAATACATCGAGAAGCTTAGGACAATTAAAGACGAGCTTATCATATCGGGTGGATTTCCTTGTCAAGATATATCATCAGCAGGTAAAGGCGCAGGGATTACAAAAGACACTCGATCCGGATTGTGGTTTGAATATGCCCGTATCATTGACGAAATACGACCATCAAGAGTCCTTGTGGAAAACTCACCAGTACTCACTTCTAGGGGGCTTGGAGTCGTTCTCGGAAGTTTGGCCGAAATGGGGTATGATGCAAAATGGGGAGTGTTGGGCGCTGACAAAATTGGAGCAAGGCATTCTCGAGAAAGAATCTGGATTATTGCCAACAACACTTGCAAGACAATGGAAAAATCGAAAGTGGTACGACAGAAGGAACCCAATGGGGAATCTGGACGAGTTGCCTGCAACAAACCCAAAGGAATTTGGGAATCTGGCTGGTCAATACATCAACCCTCAATGGTTAGAGCATCACATGATATGGCCGATTGGGTGGGCAGGTCTAAAGCCATTGGAAATGGACAAGTTCCAGCAGTGGTCAAAGCAGCATGGGAAATACTAAAATAACCAAGGCGAAGAAATGCAAGTAACAATATACATACCAAAGAAGTACGAGGCCGATTTTGAAGAGGCTAAGAAGGCCGCTGAGAGAGAAACTGAAACTGGCGGCATAGGAGCTTATTTGATGGGGATTTATAAAGAATCAAAGAAGGCGAAGAAATGACCAAAATAAAACGCATACAATACATGTATGAACATGGTCATAGTGTTGACTCTATTGAGGGATTTACCGGATACAATAGGCGGTATATTCAGGCGGTAGTTAGACGCACAAAAAGATATATCAATAATCTAAAATAATCACGCCACTCAGCCATAATTATACAAAGACAGTAGAGTGTTTTTTATTCTTGGTTGAGTGGTTTTAATTTAAATAAAGGTAGTGGGATGAGCAATCTATACGAAAACAAAAAGCACTTTTCAGAGTTTGCCAGCGGTTTATTTATTATATTCGCAGTGGGCATGTCTGCTTACTTATTTGGTCATTGGAAAGGCCGAGATAAGGTGCAAAAAGAAGCTATTGATTACAGTTATGGAACGATAAATAAAGACGGCTTTCAATGGAAGTCTAAACAGTTAGTTATGAGAGGTAGGTAGGATGAAAGATTATTGTACTTTTTGTGAAACTGTAATAGATGACATTTTTGATGATTTTCCTTGTTGTGATGATCAAAAAATCAGAAGACTAGAAAAAGAAAACAAAGAACTAAAGGAGGCTTTTGACTTAGCTTACTATCATCTTTGTGACATTCATTTTGCTGCGACTCAGCCAATTTGTAAAGGTAGTGGCTTTCTAGGTGATGCAATTAAGGAGATGGAGAAGACTGCCAAAACTAATAAGCTTTTTATAGCTAAGAATAATGAAGAATTAGAAGGCGGTGAGTGATGGATAAAGAATTGTATAATAATATATCAAATACATTCGCGTTTGCGTGTTTGTGTTTTATTGGAATTGTGTTCGAGTCAGAAGCAGAGAAGCCAGTCCCGGTTTTATTAACGCTGCTTACCGGGGTTTTAGCTGCGATTTATCATAGTGAGTATAAGAAATTGAAAAACCACAATCAGTAAGATATAATAGATTAAAAAACGAGGCGAAGTTATGGCAACACCTAAAACAGGAAATCCAGAAGGAAGGCCAACGAAATATAATCCAGAATATTGTGAGGCAATAGTTTCGTATTTCCTTAATTCAGAAGAGTATCCGACTTTAGAAGGCTTTTGTATTCCTTATACTTTTTCAACTTCAAGTTTATTTGATTGGGCAGAAAAATATCCTGAGTTTTCGGAATCTAAAAAAAAGGCTATAGAAATTCAGAAGCATAGGACTATGAAAGGTGCTATGTCCGGTGAGCTTAATTCAACTTATGCAATATTTATTGGCAAGAACTGTCACGGGTTAAAGGATAAAGTCGAGCAGGAAGTTTCCGGGCTTGATGCGATTAATATTAATATAGTAAAACCAAGGAAGAAGAGAGGCGAAGAATGAAAGAACAATTTAAAGATTATCCAATTTGTGTTAATTGTAAATACTATATGGAAGAGAAGATAGGGCCATTGCAAATAGCTCAAACATGCGGTTTAACTATGGTTAATCCTGTTACTGGTGAATTTCAAGAAAGTAGGTCAAGAATTAAGTTAGCCGCAGCATTTAGAAAAGATGGGATGCCATGTGGTGTTTCTGGTAATTTCTTTAAGCCAGCGGATAAAAAGAAAAAGGTAGAGCCTAAGAAGAAGCCCGTAAAGGTGGTGGAAGAGGTTAAAAAGGTTGCTCCTACTGTTAAAGTTGAAGTTCCTGAAATTAAAGAAGAACCTAAAAAAGACGATTTGCTACCACTTGAGCCGGGGCAGAAGAGAAGAAGAAGAGGTAAAGCTAGCGATTAATGGCTGATATAGAAGCAACAGTCAACTTCGAATTTCTGTTAGATTTAACAGATGACATTGAATACGTAGTATTAGAGGGTTCAACTCGATCTTCTAAGACTATTTCTATTATACAGTTCCTTATTTTAGAGGCAGTAGAGAATCCAGATACTATAATTCGCTGTTTTCGTCATGACGGGAGCACACATAATTCTACTACAATTCCTTCATTTATGTTCTGTATGGGCCATGAGATGTTTAATCTTTGGGATATAGCAGGGTCATTTAATAAGTCAGAGAAGATTTATTCATTTAGTAACGGCTCTAAGATATGTTTTGACGCTACAAATGAACCTATGAAGCTACACGGTAAAGAATCTGATATTGCATGGTTTAACGAAGTCATGGAGATTACATGGGATGCTTACACGCAGATAGCCTACCGTTGTAAAGATTTAAAGATATTTGACTTTAACCCGTCATTAAATCAACATTGGGTTTTTGATAAAATACTTTCAAGGGAGATTGGAGTAGCTTATAGGCATTCGACTTATGTAGATAATCCATTTTTAACAGATAAGCAGGTCGCTGCTATTGAATCATATAATCCGGATGATCCTGTTAATATTCGCAATAATACTGCCGATCAATGGGCATGGGATGTTTACGGATTAGGCAAAAGAGGTAAAATTGAAGGTCAAATATTCAAAACTTATCAAATTACTGAAGAATGGCCAGATCGTTATGTGTGTCAAAAGTGGGGTTTTGGTTTAGATTTTGGTTTTAGTGCTGATCCGATGGCCTTAGCAGAGTATAGGCTTTACAATAATAAGCTTTATGTGAAAGAGTTAGTTTATGAAACTGATTTGATTGTTTCTAAGAATGTATCTAAGCCTAAAGTTCCATCGCTGGAGCATAAGCTGGAAGAATTAGATATTGATAGAAATATGGAAATAGTCGCTGACTGTGCCCGACCTGATTCAATTAGAGAGCTTCAAATCTCAGGTTATAATGTAATCCCATGTGAGAAGGGCAAAGATTCTGTTATGGCTGGAATTAATCTACTGCGTGGCTTTATGATTATGATTCACCGTGACTCAAATAACTTCCAAATGGAAGCAGAGCAATATTCTTGGAAGCAAAGACAAGATGGCGTATGGTTGCAAGAGCCTAAAGATGAATACAATCATTTATGGGACGGTGCTAGGTATTGGGCAATGAGAAACTTATCATCGCCTAAAAAATACATGAGCCAGAAGCCGGGAAGACAAATAAAAGTTAAAAGCCGAGTAAGGTCAAGGAAGATAAAATAATGTTCTATTGGGAAGAGAGACAGGATAAAATAGAAGATATTTTAAGATTTTCCCAAACTATAGAGCGTAATAAAGGGTTTTTACAAGGGTATGAAGATGTTGAGGATTTGATTCAATACGTCGATGAGTCCTGCACGATGGGCTGCTATGATGATACGGACGGACTAATACATGGCTTTATACTTCTTGAATGGTTAGACGAAAGGGAAGCTAGTTTGCATGTTTGTGCTTTTACTAATGAGTTTGACTGGGTTAGAGCATGGAATGAGCAAATAGAATCACATGTATCAGAAATAGTTGATAGATTACATGCTGTTATACCACGAAAGAGAATAACTATAGTAAAGCTAACAAAGCGCATAGGTTTTCAATTTAATAAAGTAGGTAATTACTACAAGGGTTTGAAAGAGTTATAAATTATTGTTATTGTTTAATTATAATCTATAAGGAAAAATTATATGGGAATGTCAAAACCTAAGAAACAGGCTGCACCACCAAAACCAGCTGCACCAGTTAAGAGAGAGTCTGAAGAAGTTAGAACAGCAGAAGAGGCAGAGATACGCAGAGGCATTAGCCAGAAAGGCAGACAAGCTTCAAATCTTCTACAATCTAACTATGGCAGCACAAACAAAACTAACTTACTAGGTTAAGTCATGTATAAGAGAAGCGCCACGAATCCTGAAGAGTTAATAAAATTATATGAGTCTTTGAAAGTTGACCGCGATAATATGTATTCTATTTGGGAGGAATGCCGCTTTTATTTCAACTCTGAAAAACAATTAATGCAGCCTAATAACTCAGGCAGTAAACAGATAGAGCAATCAACTCCATTGAATCCGGTAGGCTATGATGCTTCTATGCGTTTTGCTTCTGGTTTATTTTCCAATACATACTCAGCTGGAGAGCAATTCTTTTCCTTTAAAGTATCTCAGTCACAATTTGGTGATGATGAAGACCAAATGAAAGACTGGGCTATAGATGCAGCAAAAACTTGCATGGATAGAATTACTAGTACAAATTTTTCTATTACTGCCTATGATATGATGCTTAGTTACTCCCGTTTAAATACTGGAGTTATGTATTTTGAGTGGCAGAAAGGTAAAGGCTTAGTATTTAGAGAGATTCCGATCACTGACTGTTGCATTGCTGAAGATGCAGAAGGTTATGTTAATATAGTTGTTCGCGAGTTTGAACTGACTAATAGACAGGCCTATCAGAAATGGGGCGATGCTTGCCACCCTAGTGTCAAAGAAGAGGCTAAAGATGTGGATAAATCTAATAATAAAATTAAGTATCTCCATTTTGTTATGCCACGGAAAGACTTTAAAAAAGACTCCATGAATAAAATGGACTTGCCTTATAAGAGCTGTTATGTCAATTCAGAGAAAAAACACTTAGTTGAAGAAGGTGGATATTCTTATTTCCCTTATGCTACACCAAGATTTTTACATAATAAGCAGATGCCATACGGTAGAGGACAAAGCTTTACTGCATTAGATGTCATGCGTGTATTGACTAAGATGGGTGAGAATATTGACGATGGTGTAGAACTTAAAGTTAATCCCCCTATTTTTGCTTTTGGTAATGTTGAGGAAGAAGATATTGATCTTGAGCCGGGCGGTTTTAACCACTTTGGAGCGGATTCTAAAGTAGAGCACTATCAATCAGCAATTGACCTACCAGCAGCAGACGCAAGAGAGATGCGCAAGGAGCAGGAAGTTCGCAATTTATTCTTCAATGATGTATTTGTGACTATCGAAGGTGAGGCAGCATTAAAAAATGTAACTGCTACTGCTATAGATTTTTTAAGAGCTGAGAGGATTCAAGCATTACTACCAATTGTCAACCGTTTATATGATGAATTTTACAGCCCGTTATTGAAAGGAGTCTTGCAGATTCTTGTTGAAAATAACGAGATTGAGCCACCGCCTTCAATTGACATTAAAAATCTACGTGTTGAGTATTCAACAAAGTTAGATCAAAAGCTTAAGCTCCAAGATAGTCAACAAATATTGCAAAGCTTAATGGAAGTGCAGCAAATTTACACTCAAATGATGGAGTCTACTGACTTAAAGCACTTGGTTAATATTGATGAGATTGCACGTGATTTATTCAGAAATAAGAATGTATCGCCTAAATATATCAAGTCAGAGGATGAAACCAACGATTCAAGAGCCGCCGAAGCTAGGGCAATGCAGTCACAGCAGCAACAACAAATGATGATGGATAAAGTAGGCGCGGCCGATCCATTAAAGAAACCAGAGGCCGGGTCAATGGTTGATCAATTAGGTGAGATGGGATGAATAAAGAAGAGAGGCGAGAACTTTATAACGCGGTATTCAAAACACCGCAAGGATTGAAAGTATTAGAGGATTTATCTAAAAATTGTGAGTTTAAATATACTTCATTTAGTTTAGAGCCTTTAATGATGGCACATAAAGAAGGCAAAAAAGAACTTTTCCGATACATACAAAAACAAATAGAGGCGAAATAACATGGATGTAACACCAGAAAATGTAGACACATCACCAGCGGCAGGTACAGAAGTTTCAACCGAGGCTGATGTAAACCCAACAATTAACACTGATAATCTCTTAACTGGCATGGATGATAATATTCAACCAGATGTAAGTGGTGAATCTTGGCTAAATCAGTTAAGCGAAGAATATAGCAGTAACCCAAACGTTAACAAATACCAGACTCTTGATGAAGCTGCAAAAGGCTTAATTAATCAAGCCTCACTAATTGGTAAAAAAGGTTTAATCAAACCGGGCGAGAATGCCACACAAGAAGAGATTGACACATTTTATAATGCTATTGGCCGCCCTGTAAAATCAGATATGTATAAGTATGAACCGATTGAAGGAGCGCCCCCAGTTGATGATTCAGCTATGGCAGGTTTTCAAGAGTTCGCACACAATAAAGGTTTTACACAAGAGCAATTTCAAGCCGCTATTGAATTTGATTATCAGAGGCAACAAGCAGTGCAAGAGTCTTTTGAGCAAGAGCGAGTTCAAGAGGCTAATACTACTCAAATGGAACTCATGGAAGAAATGGGCGAAGTTGAGTATCAGGCATTTCTCAAGGATGCCAGTAGTGCCGCTAATAGCCTTGGCTTATATGATGTATTAGTGGATAATGGTCTGGCTGGTAACAAAGAAGTTTTAAAAGCTTTAGCTAATGCTAGTAAGCATTTAGGGTCAAGTAATATGGTTGGAGATCAAAAGGTTAGTAATTTAGATTTTGATGGTCAACTTAATGAGCTACGATCTCATGAGGCTTATAGAGACAAGCTGCACCCATTACATAATGACATAATAGCCAAGATTGATAAGCTTTATGCTAGGAGATACCCCAATTAATTAGCTCTTAATCTATCCTTAAGCCTCAGTATTAACTTACTGGGGTTTTTTTATGTCTGAATAATATTAAATCCATGAAACAAAAAAGAGAAAGAAAAGAAAACCGAGTAAAAGAAAACAAAGAGAAAAAAGCCGTGTCGTAGTACTTGCCCCAGAAAACAGGGCTTGTCAAGTACCATTTTTAAAAATAGAGAGGCATTGATAGTGTATGATAGCAGGTGATAATCATATGCTATCATTTGCTATCATACTTAATTATTATAAATATCAATACAGTTTGCATAATTCATAAATAATATTTATAGTGTATTTAAGGACACCCCTTTGCGGCCCTTGTTATCAATTAACAATGCGGCCCCTTCCTATTTTAGAAGACAAGGCCATAAGAAAAAAATGGCTTAATATCTAAAATAAGGAAAAAGAGAAATGCCACTTTCATTCGACACCTATCATAAGGTACAATACAAAGACTCAGTACTTCGCTTAGCTGGTGAATTAACCGAGTCGGCTTTATTTAAATACATGATGAAAGAATCAAAGAAGGGCGAAGCAGTCTTTATTGATTCTATCGTTGCCAATGATGAAGCTACAAGCGCGGCTACTGGTGACATCGACGCTAATTACCGCAAAGGCTATGAGCAGGGCACAGCTAATCACGCTAACTTCATGCTTACTCAAACGCCACACATGGAAGTAACAAGAGCTAGAACGCTTCTAACTCCAATCCATAACGAAATCGGCCACACGTTCAGATCACTTGACGAGGTTCTAGCTAATCGCTCAGAACAGTCTTATGTTCTACGTGAGCTTATGGGTAGAATGGCTAAGAGAAAAGAGCGCATTATTCTTGATGCACTTTTTGCCAATAGCGTTCAGCGTGGTAAAGATCAAGGTTCATTATCTACAATCACTTTCCCGACTGCTCAGGAAATACCGGTTGCTGATGATGTCTTTGATAAAGAGGTTGTCAATGAAGTTAAGAATCTTTTCGAAGATAACTACATCGGTGCTGTTGGTGAGGACGAGCCTATCTTTATGATTATTTCACCAGAGAAGAAAAGGCAGCTTATTGCTAACTCTGGCGACACCCTTCATAATAAGGACTTTATTTCAAGTTCTGGTCACTTTGAAGGCGCGACACTTCCAAATATTTATGGCGTACACATGATTGTACACCCTGAGTTAAAAGTGGGTCGTGGTTATGAAGTTGACGGCGATGGCAATGGTACTTGGTCTGGTGGTCGTTCTGTAGCGTTTACTCCTAAGTGGGGGTGCTTTAACCAGTTCGACGGTCTAGCAAGTCAGATTGATAAAGATCCGGGCGAGCGCTTCCAGTACAAACTGTATATTGAAGAGATGATTAATGCGGTTCGTGTTGACGATAAGCGTATTGCTCACATTCAGTTTGGTACACAAGCACCTTAATATAACTGCATGAAACTGGCCTCAAACTGTATTCGCCTCCAGTTTGGGGCCACCTAGTATAAGGATTTAAATATGTCACTTGCCACGACTTTCACAGATGTTGCCAACTTAGCTTTGAAGAGCTTAGGCGCTGTATCAATTCAAAGTATTGACGCTAACGACAGCCATTCACAAAGAATTAACGGTGTAATTGATGAAGTAGTTAGGCAGGTACAAAGCGAAATATCATGGCCTGAGCTTCTAAATGTTCAGCTCCTTGTAAAGCTGCCGGATAACTTTAACAATTCAGATTCTATTTATCGATATCAGTTACCGGAAGATTTTTTATCAGTAGTTGAAATTGACTCTAATCACCACTGGTCAATATTTGATGGTGTATTATTAACAACAGCAGAAGAAGTTAATTTAATCTATAAAGCTTACAACCCAGATGTTACAGAATGGTCTGCTGAAATGACTGAAATGGTTTATAAAAAATTAGCTTCAGAAATAGCAATGCCGACTACACAAGATTTAAACCTATCTCAACTAGCTATACAGCGTTTCGAAATGTGCCGCGACAGGCTATTACCTCAAATGAAGAACAGATGCAGAAAGAGACAGGAAACATTAAGACGATTTAGTTATCTTCAAGTAAGAGATTATACCAGAAAATAGGAGCCTTACTGGTGAGTAATAAAATACCTATATTAAAATTCAATACAGGTGAGGTTAGCCCCGAACTATGGTGGCGCTCAGATATAGATAAGTATATGGGTTCGAGTAGAAGGCTTGAAAACTTTATTGTTCAACCACAAGGCGCGATCAAAAGAAGGTTTGGTACAAGAGTTATATCCAGAATAGGCAATAAAGGTGAGTTTGCAGATGCTAGAATAATTCCTTGGGTTATTACTAGAGATGATTATTTTCAATTAGTTTTTACGCCTGATGGTAAATTATCTATTTATAGTCGGCTTGGTGTTTTGGTAGAGTCTCTTGATCACCCCTATACAGCTCAAGAATTGGCAGAAATGGACTTTCAACAAGTTTTTGACGTGATGTTTATTGCTCATCAAAACCACCCATTACAGGACTTGAAAAGAACTGCACAGTTTACTTTTACATTAGCAGATCACGTGTTTGGCGGTGGCCCTTTTAATACAAGAAATGTTGACAATACTCAAACCTTGTCAATGACAATCACTGCTACACAAGATGAATTTACTGTTACTCACTCCGGGTCGAATCCACCTTTTGCTTATACTGATGTAGGTAGATTAATTAAGGTGCTTTATGATTCAAATAGAACCTTGAATGACAGATATGATACAGGGCAACAAGGCGCGGTTTCTGATTCTTTACCGGGTTTTGGTACTGTCACAATGCGTACTGAGGGTGGTATATGGGGTGGTCAATTAGACCTAGAAAAAAGCACCGATGGCGGTGTAACTTGGCAGGTCATAGGTTCTATTCAGAGTAATAGTGATAGTAATGTCGATCAGCGAAACGGTGAAATTCAGCGAGAAGTTGAAGAGTATAGTGCTTTAGTTCGTGTTAATATGAAAGAGCGTGGTGCGCCTTCTGGTGATTCTGGCTGCGCATGGTATTTAGAAGTTTCTAACGATCAATTTAATTATGTAGAGATTACGGGCTATACTTCACCTTCACAAGTAACCGCGACTTTAGTGGCTGGTAAATGGGCTAACACTAATGCTACTTATAATTATTCATTAGGTGCATTTTCAGAGACTACCGGATACCCTAGAACAGTCACGATATTTGAAGAAAGATTAATGCTAGGCGGCACTAAATCAAAGCCAGCTACAATCTATGGTTCACAAACTAACAACTGGGAATTATTTGCAGAAGGTACTTTTGAAACAAGCCCTATTGTTTTTAGTCTTTCGAGTGATGTCCGAAATACAATAAATTGGTTAATACCGGAAAAGCAGTTAATTATCGGCACGGACTCAAGCGAATGGACTATAGGAACTCGCAATAATGACAAGGTTTTATCAGGCTCAAACGTAACAGCCAGAAGGCACTCACAGTTCGGTAGTGAGCAAGTGGCACCTGCTCAAGCTGGAGATATGACTTTATATATTGAATCAGGTGGCAGAAGATTGAGAACTTCTAACTACAGTTTTCAAGATGATGGCTACGTATCCAATGACATGAATTTAATGGCAAGGCAAATAACTGAAAAGGTTAAATTAATAGAGTTAGCATACACCAGAACACCAGACAAATTAGTGTGGGCGCTTCTTGAAGATGGTAGCTTAGCTAGTTTTACTTTTGAGCCAGACCACAATGTTTTAGCTTGGGCAAGACACCCAATGCCAGACGCAACAATCTTGTCAATAGATTCAGTTATTGGCCCGTCTAATGATGAAGTAGGCTTAATAGTTGAAAGGAATGACGGCATATATTATGAGGTTATTAATAACACTAATCTTTGCTTAGATTGGCAACAGAAATTTACACTAGAGAGCTTTAAAGAAATAGTCACTCTTGCTGGTGATGAAGATAATTATCTCTATCACGATCATTTATTAAGAAGAGAAGAGGCACCTTTTTCTGGTATAGGTTCATTCGTTCGCTTATCATCGCCATTGACCACTCCGATTATGAAGTATGCAGGATTAACTTTAGAAAAGGGTAAAGATTACTTAAAGTATAGTGATACATTATTCTGGCTCAATACTGTTACTAACTTAGATTTAATCACTGTATTTGATGGCCTGTCTGAAGTTTTAGTGTATGACAAATTCTTAGGTGTGGAAAGCTTCACAATCACAGTTAATAAAGATAGGGTTAATATGTCTAGTGCGGTTATAAGATATGACGGTGCACTGCTAGTAAGAGATGTAGATTATTTTGAAATGTCTGGAGCCGGTCAATTTCTTATAATTGGCCAACGAGATAAAGATATTGATCTATATGAGATTCTTGATGCTATATTAATTCCATTGGCTATTGATGACTGGCGTATACAATCAACTCGCGCTTTGGTTTCTATTGAAGGTGAGGACGTGGCCGAGTTCACAGTAGGACTGGAAGAGGAAAGTTTTATTGAAATAAATGACCCTGCTCCGGTAATGGGGCCGGGAATGAGAAGGAATACACCAGAAGGCGAAATTTATTTATATAATTCTATTGGTGGGGAATTATCCGTCAATGGACAGGATTTTGACCCATTATTTTTTATTGGTGTAAATACTACTACTAATCAATTAATTGAGCCTTTTACAGGAAAAAAGAGACTTGCTTTTAATCACGGCTACAGTAATGACGAAGACGATAGTATAATGATAAGAAATAAATCAGTTCACGGCATGACAATCTGTGCCTTAAGTTTACTTGGAAGAGTTACAGGGAGAAAATAATGGAAAATAGTAAGATACATTCACTTTTTAATTTGGAGTTGGCCTAAGTGGGTTCTTGCCACTATTGGAATTGTCGCCTCATTGGCGAGTATGTTTCAACAACATCAAGCTTCACAGGCGGCCGCTAAGCAAGCCGAATATGATGCAGAGTACGAAGCTGAAGTAGCTGAGAATCAAGCAGAGCAAGAAAGGCTTAATCGAGCAGAAGCAGAAAAGATTGAGAGAAGTCAAACAGCAAGGCGCAGAGCTGCACAGCGAGCCAGTTACGCTAAGTCTGGTGTATTGCTTGAGGGTACTCCACTTACAATGATGACTGAGCAAGCTGGTGTTGATGAATTGAATATACAGCAGGGAAATTTAGAGAGCCGACAAAGACAAGCTAATTTAAGAGCTGGAGGTCAAGCCGCGCTACAGTCCGGCAAAAAACGATCTAGTGCTTTGAAAAGAGCTGGAAATATTAACTTATTGACTAGTGTAGGTAGAACAGCAGTTCAAGGCTATAAGGATTATAAATGGTGGGAGGCCAATAAATAGCTATGCCCGAATTTGACTTTACTCGCCGAACTCCACAAGGACAAGTTCAAGCTTCCGGCCCAAGAGATCAAGGCACTGGAATTAGAGCACAGGCTGACATTAATCTAGCGCAAGGATTAACACAAATTGCTTCTAGTGTACAAGATATAGGCAAGCAGAGAGTCCAAGAACAAGCTGAATCTGATATGTCCGCGTTTCAAGCTGAGCGAATCAGAAGAGAACAGGAGTTTCGCGAGCAGTCAGCTAGTATAACCAATGCCGCCGAATATAAAAAAGCCGTTGATAAATACATTACAGATTTAGATAAATACGCGTCAGGCAAGCGACAGGACGGGACAAAAGTATTTAGAAATGGTATGGGATCAGCGGCCTATAAAGAGTTTAATAGGAGTTATGCAGCCAAGTTTAAAGCCCAAGGTTCAGAACATTCTTTTCAATTAGACCGTAAGCGCGACAGATTGAATTATAGAATGGCTATCGAATCAGGTGTGAAAAATAACAATCCTGATGCTATTACACAGAGCTATGACAGCTTGGTTGCTTCTGGCCATTTAACCGCAGAAGAAGCGGCCATTGAGAAAGAGCAGAGCATTAAAAATATGACTCTTAATCATTTTAATGAGACTCGCGCGAAAATGATGCTAGGCGTTGAAGAGGCTATTGAGCAAAGCACAGATTTAAAAAAGACTGGTGAAACTATTAAAGGTGCTTTTGAGACTTATAAGGCTGAAGTATACGCCAATAAAAATTTAAACGATCAAGAAAGAAAATCTTTAATTGATGGCGCTAAAAACAGCCTTAAATATTTAGAGTCTGCTAAGAAGGTTGAGTATCAAGCCAATAAGGAAGCTCAAGAGAGTTATAAGAACTCGGTGACTCAAAGCTATCTTCTTGATGTAATAAAAGACCCAGCTAATATCGTAAGTATAGGTAAGCAATACGCTATACAACACCCTGATATGGATAAGGCTTTATTGACTAAAATATCCAATAATACTTTAGAGGCTCACAATAAATTCCAAAAAGCCCAGACTGATTTTTTGCAAGAGATGTTTCAAGGATGGGAAGATAAAGCCACTAAAAATAGAATTATGTCAATGCAGTTGAATACTAATGAGGATTATAGTAAAGCGATTGATGAGGTTTCTAGTATCGGTAATCCTACTATTAAGAGCGCCATGATGTCTTGGATTAAAGATAATCAACCGGGCAAAGAAAAGAAAGACCCCGTTTTATTTGAGGCTATCCAAGGCTTAAATAAGAGCCTTGAAGGTGCTTTAGGACTAGACCTAACAAGAACACAAGCAGGTAAATTAACTAAACACCAGAAATGGGGGATAGAGAATACTTGGTGGGATACAAGGCCAGAGCATATACCAGATGAAAAGGTAGGATTAGGTATCTTCGTAGGTGGTGCTGATGCTGGATATCGAACTGACACAAAGAATGCTATAGTTAATGAGTATATAAGAATTTATAATACTGATGGAAAGAAAGCCGCTGATGATTTTAAGACCAAAGCCATTCAAGAGGCACAGTCTGAAATCAACAAAAGAAAGTTAGGCGAAAAGTATTTAAGGCCATTGATTAGACCTAAAGTGAGATAATATGGAAATTGCCCCTTATAGTTTACCACAGCCACTACCAGAGCCTTTATTTGATAGTGGAACTCCTGAAGAGCAGCCGCGCCAACAACTTCCAGAAATGGAAATAGATGTTGATGCCCTAATGAGTGATATTAATAGTTTTAGTGGTGATCCAGAAGAGGCAAGAGTATTAACCAATCTTTATATAGGCCATAAAATAGGCACTATCCCAAAGCCGGAAGATTATAACGCGAATGTAAATTCTTATATGTATTCTGGTGCAGCGGACAATGATCCGATTAAAAACTTAGAGCACATTAGAAGAGGTTTTGCTCCAGAAGAAGATAAAGCTTACACTCAGTTACAAGACTTTGAAGCATTGACACCAGAGGAGCAATGGGATAGAATCAAAGCGCCTTTTGAAGTTGGTCGTGGTGTTGCTATCGGTGCGACTATGCCAGCTATGATTCCTCAACAATATCAGCAAGAAGTATTTGTATCTGAAGCCGATAAAAAGAAGCATATCAATAGCCACATAAATAAGCTTAGGAATAGCAGCCAAACTTGGAAGCTCCAGCAAGGTAAAGGCTTTTCAGACAAGGCCAGAAACATGGTCAATAAAATGGTTATGACTAAGCAGCCGCCTAATCTTTTTACTTATATGAGTCTTTCGGAAAGAGAGCGAAACAATTTTTTTATTTATGCTTCCGGTCGTAATCCTAAGTATGATGTTGGTTTTTTTGAGTCTCTTGGTGGTACTATAAGCCAAGCCGCAGTTGATATAAAAGACAGTTTTAAGAAAACAGGTGAATCTATAGTAAGGTCACACTTAGGTGTAGAAGACCCAGAAGAGTTTTTCCTAAGATTCAATGCTAAGTTTGGCGATACATTTAACGCTGAGAGTGTAACCGATGACAAGCGCAAAGAGATACGAAACTGGGTACTAGATCAAATTCAGCCAACTGTGGAAGAGGGGGACGCGCTATCTATTGGTGAGGCTTATTCTCAAAAGACATACGATACCACAGACATGATAATGAATCAATTTGAAGAACATCTTGAAATTGGCGCTCAATCCCGTATGCAAAAAAAGCTTGAAGCAAAAGCAAAAGCAGCAACAAGACACAATTATAAAACTGGTTTAGTTGGAGATGCTCTTTTAACTGCTACCGAGATGGGTATGGATTTGGGCGCGGTAGCCGCTTTAAGTGTTGGTACTCTTGGTATGGGCGGCATGGCTTATTCAGCAGGTAGGTTTTTTGGAGATTATGAAGACTCACTTTTAGACGCTGGTGTTGATCCAGATAAGGCAAAAGCAACAGCCCTATTAACTTCAATCCCTTATGTATTAGTTGAGCAATTACAGGCAGGCCAAGTATTTGGTAAGCAATTTAAAGGCGTTGCTAATAAAATTGTCGATGATTTAGATATAGGTAAGATTGCCACCAATGCAATTAAAAATAGCAGTAATCCTAAAATATCAAAGATTGCTACTGGCGCTAGAATTACAGCGGATTATGTAGACAATGTTAGTGCTGAATTAGTTGAAGAGATAGCACAAGAAGTTTTCTCAGAAGTCGGCAAGCATAGTGCTATAGAAGGGTATGAGTTAGAAGAGTCAATTGGCAATGTTATTGAGACAGCAAAAGAGGCATTTAAAGGCTTAGTTGTTTTAGGTGTTGGCACTCCTGCATATAGAGGTATTAAAGGCGAGTACAATGGTGATTTTATTGAACAAGATATATCTGACACTATTGAGGGAACTTTTACACCTCTTACAAGGCAAGAAGAAGAAGCGATAGGCTTAGGTGACCTAAGAGCTGAAGAGTATCAAGAGGCAGAAGATAAAGACGCTTATTTAGAAGAGATGGGCTATAATGAGAGGCAACGAGAGCTTATACACGCCACTCAAGACATTGAGCAAGAGGAGATTCAGCAAAGAGTTGGTCAATTAGATGCTCAAGAAGCTCAAGAGCTTAAAGCGCCTACCACTGGAGTTGAAGCACTCCGAGCAATGACACAAAGGTTTGAGCCATTCGCTAATATTAAAGAAGAGGGTGACGGGCTAAGAATAACCACAGATAAAGGTTTTGACTTTGCTGTCAAATTCAATGGTGATATAGGTGGGGACTTTGGTACATCAGACCCAAGACTAGCAACAATTAACCTTAGTGAAAAAAGCGGCCTACCTACATTTAATCATGAATTTGGCCATATGATTAGAGATATGGGGGGCGTGACTGATACAGAATGGAAGTCAGTTGTTAAGATTGCCCGTGAGTCACTAGGTGCTGAGGAAGTCGCTAAGATAATAGCCAAAAATAAAGAAGGTTATGAAGCTAGAGGAATTAAATTTACTGACGATATAAAAGACCATGAAATATTTGCCAATGCCTTAGAGGAATGGACACTTACTGGTGATGTCCCTGTTGATGCTCGCGGTGCTCTACAAAAGTTTTTAGACTTTATAAAAGATATGTTAGCTCAGTATATCGGTGGTTCTCAGAGTGGTCAGAGAGTTATATCAGATATTCAGTCAGGTAAAATACTTGAGAGAAAACCATTAGGCCGCGCCAAGCAAAAAATGGAGCGTGCAGCCAAGCGCAGAGAAGAAGAAAGAGATTTTGCTAAAGTAAGGAAAGAGCGATTATTTATTGAAGAGGCTTTAACAGAGGCAGAGGCTAACAATAAAGAACTTGTTTCTGCAATTGAGGCTTTAAGTAGATTAGAGCAAGCGCCAGATTTTGTTAAGCAAAAATTATCCACACAAGAAAGAATAGATCAAGCGACTGGCATAGTTCGACCTACTGAAGACATGAGGCCTGAAGATTTTATCACTGGTGATGAGATTATCGAAAGTGAATTGCCCGGAGACTTCTTCCAAGATAAAGCGGAAGGTGCCGGAATATCACCAGAGGAGTTATATGGCTTTGGTGAGACCATTCAGGATCCAGTATTGAAATTTATTGAAGAAAATGGCGGTATAGCTAGAACTCCAGAAATTGAGCAGGAGATAAAAAACCGCTTTGAGAACATGGTCGCAACTAGGCGCTATGTCAATAAAAGCGGTGCTCTTGATTGGGATCAAATGGCAGAGCTATTAAGCACTGAACCAAGCAGCCCACTTTTTGAAAGAGAAGTGACAAAAGATGACATTTTAGATTATCTTGCCCAAGACTCCGAAACAAAGTTCTCTATAGCCCCACGCACAGACTCGAAAGCTTTTAAAGACTGGTTTGGCGATTCTAAGGTAGTCAATGAAGACGGCAGCCCGAAAGTTGTTTATCATGGGACTGGTGCTCAATTCAATGAATTTAGTAAAAAAATGATTGGAACAAAATGGGGCGCTGATGAAAAAGGATTCTTCTTCACTTCAGGGGAAAATATAGCTAAAGAGCATTATTTTGAAGAGGGTGGCAGAGTAATTCCGGCTTATGTATCTTTGCAAAATCCATTGATTATAAATAAAGATTTTTTGAATAGTGAGGGTATGAGCGACATTGATACTCTCGGTGAAGATACGATAACGTTTTGGGATTCTTACCAAGGTTTAATTTTGGATGATTGGTTAAAATCTGAACATGATGGTGTTATTGTTGTAGATGAAGTCGGCTTTAATGGTCAAGCAGATTATATGGTGGTGGCCTTCGAACCAACCCAAATCAAATCCGCCACAGAAAACATTGGCACCTACGACCCAGCCAACCCAGATATAAGATATTCCTTATCTCCAAGATCAGAGCGTGACGCGGTTACAGTTCTTGCCAATGCCATTGTTACCGGAAAAGCTAAGACACTAGCACAGCGAGAGCAGATACTTAACTCTTATAAAATCCCATTAGAGAATCAAGCGGCTATAAAAGAACGTGCATTTGATATAGCAGAGCAAGTACAAAGCGAAATAGACTCGCTTGAGAATACGCAGACTATACGCAATGCTATCCGTAAAGCTGAGATTAAACAGTTCTATGATGCTGAGAGAAAAGCTATTCTTGAAAAAGGTATAGAGCAAGGTGAACTGCTTGAGATGGCTAGAGCTAGACTAAAAGAAGACCGCAAAAAACTAAAAGAAGCGACTAAGCAACAGCAAGAACCATTGCCAAAAATGGACGAAAGAGTGAGGTCTATTAATGATGAAATGGCTATGCTTAAAGTTGTTGATGATATTGTCAATGATACACGTAAAAAAGTATTCCCTAAAAAAGAACCTAAGAATTGGCAACGTGATCCAAGAATATTAGGTACTATTCGTGAATCTGTTAAATCTGCTGGTAATTATTTATTGAAGAATGTTGCACCGGGAGCAGACAAGCAAAAACTTAAGCAGCAAATAAAAGAACTGTCAGATAAAGCCACATACAGAGGTTTGAGAAGTGCGTCAGAAAAAGTACTTAATAATATTTTATCTAAAGCCGAGACAACAACAAGAAAAGAAGTTCAGAATTCATTAAAAAGCACTCTTAAAAATTATAGTTCAGAGCCACCAGCTAAAGTAGAAGCTAGAAAAAGAACTATAGAAGGCGATAGGCATTTATTTTTATATCATGGCTACAAAGCTATAGGCATGAGTCTTGAGAAATCTCAAGAGAAAATGGAAAGTATAAATGGTGATCTAGAAAGATTGCTAAAAAAGAATGATGCAGGATCAGATATCCTTATAGAGGATAAAGAAATCGAATATAGAGCCTATATGACTTTTGGGGGTTTAAGTGACAAAGAAGCCAATATACCAGATATAGTATCAGCTCAAGAGTACGCAGAAAAAGTAATTGCTGATGGTAAGGCTTTAGTAGAAAAACTACAAAAAGAACATGACGAAAAATACGCAGAGACTAGACAGGCTATAATTAGCGCAATTCTAAAAGCTAAGCCATATGTTGAAAAAGTTGACGACCCAAGCAAAATAAGTCAATTGTTTGATTTTTTCAAAACAATGAATGTAAGAGAGCAATTAGAATATATTACAGAGTACGGATCTGACCAAGAAAAAAGCTTACTGAAAAAAATATTAGACTTTAATGGTACATCTAAGATAAAAAAGAAAACACGCATACTTGAAATGAATCGCAAGCTAGAAAAAGTAGCTCAAGATTTAGGCATAAAAAATATAGAAAATTATGCATTAGATAGAAGTAAGCTTGAAAAGAAGTTTCGCAAGTATTCACACGAAGGCCGAACGGATATGAGTCGCGCTAATCTTATGCAACTTTATATGACTTTCAGGCAACTGGATGTTATAGAAATGGCCGCTAGAGTAAATAATGATGGCGAGCTTATCAATCCAGATTTATACAAACGTCTTCAACAAATGCCGGAAATAAGAAAAGAATTAACAGATCAAGAAATGCGCTTAGCTGATGCTATGGGCGATTTAATTTCTGAGATGTTACCGGATATAAATAAAGCCTATAAAAAGCAATATGGCATAAATATGAAGATTCAGCCGGAAAATTATTGGTCTTTAAGAGTTCAAGTAAAAAGCGCTGGATATGAATCTGTCATGGCTACTGTTTCAGAAGCTCCGGGATTTACTATACAGCGTGTAGCTCATAAAAATGATTTAGACGAAAGAGCAGATATATTCGAAGTTTTCTATGGTCATGTATCAGACGCAGCACATTATATAGAAACAATTGATAGTCAATTAGCTATACGTAGCACTTTAACAAATCGCAATTTTAAAGAAGCGGTTAGGCAAACATACGGAAAGGAAACTCTAAAACAAGTAGATGGTTCTATAGTAGATATGGCTATAGATCGTGCTTTAAATCCTGATAAGGGTATTGCTATTATTGATTTTGTGCGTTCTATCATGAGTACTATTTCAATCGGATATAACCCTAAATCTTGGTTAGTTACTGCTACTGGTGCCGTAAATATCTTTACTACTCATAAGGGTATGTTCCGCACTATCGGGGCTATATCGAAAAATCCAGACCAATATAAAAAGAATATATCAACTGTTTTAAATTCGGCAGTAGTCCAAGAAAGGTTAAAGCAAGGTTTAAACGAGCAAATGAGAAACGCTCGTGAAAGAGCTAAAGCAAATAAAGCGGTTAAAAAATATGTTGATATGGGTTTTCATCCTTTATCATGGGTAGATTCAAGAGTAGCTGCTTTAGCTGGTGGGGCTATTTATACAGAGTTCCAAAATTCAGAAGCAGCAGCGGGATTAACTCCACAAGAAATAGAAACGCAAGGTTTAGCGTTAGTAGATTACGCTATACAAAAAGCTTACCAACCTACAGACCCTGACATGTTACCTTCTGCTATAAGACGTGGCGGTTCAGTGATAAAAGCAATATTCCAATTTATGACAGAGCCCATGTCTAAATTAGGTTTATATGCTAAAGATTGGAATGCAGCAAAAGTTATGTGGCAAAAAGGCAAAAAAGATGAGGCAGTTAAAAAGGCACTTAAAATAGTTATAGGCCAGCATATAATAGTTCCCGCAGCCTACTGGATGGCAGGTGAAATTATGCGCTTAGGTGAGGATGACGACTGGGAAGAGAGATTGGATAGATTGGCTGTTCATATTATGGTTGGCCCTATGTCAGGGTTACTTATAGTAGGTACAGGTTTAGATATTGCAGCTAAACACATAGTAGGAGAAAAAATATATTTAGGATCTTCTACACCTTCAGATAGAGTTATTAACGAAGTTAAATTTTTATTAGACCGTGCCACTAATTGGGAAGATGAAGAAATTGACGAAAAAATATTAAAAATAATTAAACAATATAATCCTGCTGTAAAAAACACTTTAAAAATAATAGAAGATTAACAGTTTTAGAAGTACAATAAAAAAACGGAGAATTTACGCAAATGTCACAGCCAGATAATTATGAACCTCAAAGCGTTACAGGTACAACCGCGTCACTGGAAGTTGTCTTGCCTTGGACATTTGACGGGATCAATGAACTTGCTATTATTCAAACAGATGGCACCACAGTAGTTCAATTTTCAAATAATGATTTTAATGCGTTTGTTGTTGACCAGACTGTAACAGTTGAAAACTTTTTTGGCGATGGCAATACAACCACTATAACTGTTTCAAGAGATACAAAGAAGACGCAAGAGTTTACGCAGTCTGAAGAAAACCCTCTTGACTCTGCTGCGCTTAATGCGTCCCTTGACAAAATAGTTAGAATGATTCAAGACACAGCATATAAAACTGATCTCCTTGTTGATGATAGTTTATTTGGTGATATAGCTAATTTATTAGCCACTGCAATCACTTCAGATGATCCTTTTGATATTCCGACGAAAGATAACAGAAAAAGTGTCTGGTTAGGTTTTGATGAAGAAGGGCAGTTATTTTTAGGCGTACCAAGTAATGTGGCGCCACCGGGCGGCCCAGTAAATCCTGAAGACTTTTTAACAGTAGTAACAGATATTAAAGTAGTTACTGGAACAAGTTATACTTTATTGGATTCTGATTCTGGTAAGTTTATTATCTTTACAAATGTTGCGGACGTTACAGTAACAAGCCCTAGTGATCTCACATTGGGCCACCAAGTAATGTATCTTAAAAAAGCTGCTGATAATGAAATAATTCACGTTGCGGATACTGGGGCAGAGCATGTAAATGATATCCCAGTTGTTGCAAGTAAACAGTATGCGTGGTATTCACATGTTGTTTTTGAAAATACTGGCGGCAATGCAGCTAAGTATAGATTCATTGGTGAGGTTGACACAGTAGACACTAATAATAATGAATTAGTATCTAGAACAATTACCATACCTAATGGTTCGACTGGGGCAGATGCACAAGCCCTAATAAATGCCGCAGGAAAATACCTAAGTGAGGGAGTAGAGCTAAAGATAGTATTTGAAGATACTACGTTAATTTTAACAGAAGCATTACTAATATCAGATTTCACAGGCCCGGGCATACTCACGGTCGAATCATTAACGCCTGCTCCACAAGACACAACCACAGCTAGACCAGTTGTGATAACTAATTCTAACACCCCATTAGCTTCAGAGTATGCCGACCCTACTGACTATATAAACCAATTAAATTGGACTGCCTATTCTGCCAACTCTTGTATGTTTATATCTGGTAATACATGTTCACAAGTTAGCCTTAGAGGTTTCTCTTTTAGCTCAAAAGTATTCCCTTTAGTTGTGACAGCTAACTCCGCAGCTATGGATATTAGATATAATTTCTTCAATCAAATTAGTGCGTTTACTTTGGCTGAATATAGCGTAGCTGCTAGTTTAAAAATCAATGGCGGCATGGTGTATACTTTCCAGAATAAATACACCACAGATACAGACACTAATGGCCTTTTACTTCATGGTTGCCAAATGCAATTAAATCAGCCTGCCGGAGCTGGCAGTAGGCTAGTGGTCGGTGGCAGTGGAGCTTCAGTCGCGTATGATGCTGGAACTTTTACACCTTCAGTTGAGTTATACGAAATGGACGGTTTTTGGACTCCAGAATCAGAAGATGGATCATCTAGCCCAGTTGTTGATCGTATTAGAGTTATCGGCAATGCTATAAACGGAACAACCGAATTAACATCCGCCACAGCGGTGGCCACTGTCAATGGTGCCACGTTTAGTACAATAGGTGGTTTCACTACTTCTTGGGTTGCGCCTTTTACTGCTTTTGGCCTCCTAACAGAATCAAATACAAGAAGCATTGAAATATATCAAAGACTACACCTAGAGCAAGGGGCTGGTGATGGTGATGAAGATACATATCTTATAGAAACAGAAATTGATTTTGTTAATAATCAAATAGATAGCACTTGTTATGGCACTGCTGGTTCTAATCGCGTAACATCATATGCTTTGAGTACACCTATATTAGCTGGAAGTAACACATATGTTTTTTCACCAGTAGGTAATAATAATCCTACTTATAGTCCAAATGCACCTTCAATAACTTTCGACGGTACTACCAAACAAGTTACTGGATTACCTTGGATAACTACACAAGAGGGCGCAGTTCAATATGGTTGTAAGCTTGAATACTGGGTAAGAAAATAATGTTTTACCCACACACAATAAAGGGCCAGCCGTTTCCAAGATTGGATCAAATTGCATCTGCTGAACTTCCAGTTAGTACAGCTAATTCAAATGGTAGCACCCAGTATTTTACGGTAGGTAGTAACCCTGCCTTAGATCTTGATGATGGCAATAAGTCTCATGGAATGTGGTTTAAGACTACGGATACTGGGCATAAGTACCTAATGGCCAAAACTCAAGAAAAGCCACACAATGACTATTGGGATATAACATTAAGATATGGATCGGTAAGTGTTCGAGTAATTGAAAATGACGAAGCAAATACAAGAAGATACGACACCAACAACACTTATAATGATGGGGCATGGCATTCATTAGTAGTTGTATGGAATGGATTCGGCACTTTTACAATTTATGTAGATGGCGTATCTGTAGCAGTTACAGCGGTCAACAGTGACGCTATAGCAGGTCCTATTTCTAATAGTGAGTTATTTAGTATAGGCGCGTCAGCTACTGGAACTACAGCGCCTATGCTTGGCACATATGGCTTTGTCGGTGTTTGGGATTCTAATTTAAGTGCTAGTGCTGCGGCAGATTTCCACAATAGTGGCAATTCATTATGCTATACTAATTTGCCTCCTTCATTAACTTCGACTTTGGTGGAGTATTGGCATCTTGCAGAGTTTGTTGGTCACACCTCAGATAAATTAACTGGACAGCATTCGTCTCTAAATGCCACCAATATAGGTTCAACGCCATTTACTGGAAGTGGTTTATTAATTAAATGCTCATAATGTAAATTAAATAAAACTAACGAGGAATAAAGATGTCACTAACACCGGGGAAAGATAACTCAGTCCACAACATGCATGGTACAATATATGAGAAAGTTGTTTCAGCTCCATATACATATCATTGCCATGCAGCAATTAGTTCACAAGCTAAATTAGCTAATCCAGTTTGGACAATATGGCGTGAACACGATGACGGCAATATAACATGCCCTACTGACGGCACCAATCCTACACCAGATGGCAATATAGCCACTGACCCAACTATATTAACTTACTGGGCAACGGCATAAAATGAGCGTATATAATCTTCGCCCTTATATAGGTGTCTCGCCCTTGGTCGGTGGTTATATACAACCGCCCTATAACAATGGCGCTATCCAAAGAAACTTTACAACTCTTGATAGTACATTCGGTATGTATTATTCAATTCCTATTTATACTATGTCGGCTGGTGATACCGTAGAGTTTATCTATCTCGCGCCCTTGGCTATAACTTCAGGGACAAATGAAATTATAGGTGGGGACATTACTGGCGCTAATGATGCGCGGTTTAATATGTTGGGGGCAGGAACCTTTGCAGATGCCGGATTTAATAATACTTTCCTTCTTGATGGCGTATCGACATCAACATCGGCAATATACCCGACGGACGGTAAATTACATAGCGTCAAGCTCACATCTAACAGTACATTAGCTATAACAACTTTAGGAGCAAGGCAAAATAATACAGGTTATTACGATGGCATTTTATACGATGTGATAATACGCAATTCTTCCAATGTAATACAGAGGGAGTATCGAATTAATGAAACTTGGGCGGGGCCTTCAACTACTCTTATTGACCATAGCGGCAACAACCAACACGGTACAGCCGTTAATATCGACACTGATGATAGTGAGAATTTTACATTTAATGGGAATGTTAGTCCTAATACTTGGACTAATGACGGGGCCACCAAAGTAATAGAGATAGCGGGCACATAATGGAAAAAATTTGTACATTAATAGCAATACCAGACGAGATTATAGAGGGATCGACTTATGATATTCTTAATAAGCGATGGCCTAATGCAGCTTGCCATGACGGTATTAATAAAGTGTTCAACGGTTATGACGGTGACGCGGATACTTATTTAATTGTTGCTGATGAGTTCAAAGAGGTTGAGGGGGAAAGTAATTATATAGGAAGGCTTGTTGTTTTTTTAGCTCCTATATTATTTGCTGATGATAGAACATTGCCAATACATATACTAAAACCTATTATGAGTCAGTTATTTAGGCATCCAGCTTACCGTATTTTTTGTGGTAATTATGAAACTGTTGAAGAGTTAAATATTGATTATAGATTAGTCTTTGGTGTTGATGTCGATGATTCAAAAGATTTAGAGACATTAAATGCAGAGTCAAGAGATATGTTAAAACTAGTTTTGGGAGGTTAATTAAATGGCACAAAAACGCCTTCAAGACGGGGCCAACGCTTCTATACCTGCAATACAAATTACTTTGCGCCAGATAGTGAAGGCGGCTAATGCTAATGCGGCAGAAATAGACGCTAGTTTAAAAGATTGGGGATATTACACCAATAACGTAGAATACACAGGCACAGAGACAATTATTGCAGCAGGTACAGTTTTGGAATGCACACTTGGAACTAATACACTTTATAGATTCATAAATGGCACTAATAACGCCAATGGCTACCCTATAGAGGATTCTTTTTATAGTGACTTCGATGGCATAAACTTAACTAATCTTATAGTTACAAGGGGCGCATAGTATGGCAATGGTAAATATGGGTACTTACAGCACTGTAAACGGTGTTCAAGAGTACTCAACAGTAAACTTATTAACAAGTGCATCAGCTTCTGCAACAAACGAGCAAATTTTACTTAGATCGAACGGGGCGATAAAAGCAAGTGGCGGTTCTGCTGCTATTACTTTCACTAATTGTCAGATATTCTTAGATGATGTTGCTAATCCGGGTAACTGGTACGACTCAGGTACAGCAAACCTCACCTATAATGGTGATAATAATAGCAGAAATAGCACTACTATGCCTCTTGACTTTAATAACTGTTCCATCATATATCGGACTACAACAACAAGAGCTATATTTCTAAGTAATCTAACAAACACAAAAATATTCCGACAGCAGACAGGAGGTGGAACTTTTAGAGTTTACACGCAAGGCGGCGCTAATTTAGATGGAATGTTACTTGACAGTGTTACTTGGGAGCCTGTCTTGCAATTCTCCTCAGCAAGTAATGTAATACTTCAAAATACCGGCACTGGATTCACTAATTTCAACGTGCCCCGCATGGACTTTTTGTACCTTAGAGAAATAAACGTTACCAACTCGGCCTCACTTGGAGTTGGTAACGGTGGAAATAATTCAATCGTTATAATTAATGCTATAGCGTTTGATGATACAACTATATCAATGGGAAGTATAAATAGTAAATACTTTAAAATAATCAGTTCAAGCTGGAATTTTAAAGACCGAGATCTAGGCATTGATGTTGAAGATGCTCTATTGATTCTCAATAGTGATAAATCAGGATCAATGACCGAGCTAGGTAGGTACACAACAAACTCAGATGGTTTACTAGTGGGAACTTACGATTCATTTAATGAAACTACTGGGGCAAACCAAGTGAGAGAAACGCTATATATTTGGCCTTCTTATAGTGATACATCTGGATCTTCACATGGCACTGGCGCTTTTACTTATGATTTGATAGATGTAGATACACAGATAGAAATAAGGGCTTACGGATATGAGCCGCCAGTAGGGTACATCGTCGGTGATTCTTATGCGTTAACTGATCCACAGGGTACATTAAATGCGGATTATTCAGTTGAAACTTATCAAGTATTTACAATGAATAATGACTTGAATATCACAGAGCAAACGAAAGCTACTGTTTTAGCTTATACCGATTTAGGAACAGCAGAAAAGCTTTATGATAGGCATAAGGCAGAGTGGCGAGATAATGACAATTACGCGCTTATTGGCAAAGTAGGTTCACAGCTAGATTTAGGCGCTATTAATTTAACCATTGACGCTACTGCGGTATCAGTTTACACGGCTAATACTACAAGCATCACTGCTAAAGCTGCGACTTATACAGGCGGCGCAACTTCGACTACTGGAGATGTAACGACATTAAACGGGGCTTTACTTTCTGGAGGTATTTTCAACTGTGATATTAATTATCAATCGGGCGCAGGTACTACGATCACAGAAATTACTTGCACTGGCACGGTAGATTTTGACACAGCCGGAACTTATACAATAGATGGCGGGACTATAAATGAAGTAACTAATACTTCCGGCGGTGCTGTTACATTACTTTTAGAAAATGGCGCTGTAATTACAACTAATACAGGCCCCAATATAACGCTGATACAAAACGTCAATGTATTTAATTCTAATCTAATAAACTTAACTCGCGTACATTTATATAATGTAACTAAAAATGCAAGTTTAGATAATAGCGCTGTTTCTGGTAGTGGTGGCTATAGCTTCACTGCCAATTTATTAAGTGCTTCAGTTGACATCGGCGACACATTAAGAATAAAAGCAGCACAAACAGACGGAGTAACCGCGCAAGCTGAATATGAAGAAAGCGGAATTATCACGGCGACAGGATTAGAGTTTATCGGCACTCAAAGTGCAGAACCTTCATATAATACATGGGCCTTAGACGGTTCAAGCTTCACAAGTAAATTTACTGCTAATTATGTCAATGACAGGGTAAATATCATAGTTTCTGGAGCTTGGAAGGTTTCGGAGTTTGGCGCGTGGTGGATGTACAATCTAACAACAGCTACAGGCATAGAAGAATTTTTTGGCGGTGTCACAATTATAGATGAAGCGAACATAGGCATTAATCCTAGCATAGTTAATATTTTCCTAGATACTACAATGACAAGTGGAACAGCTTTTCAAGAAGATAATAGGAGACTATTTCGCATAGGTGATGAGAATACTAGACCAGTGCAAGATCCTACTACTGGTGGCGGGTCTGTAGATGTTGAATGGCGTAGCCGTGTGTCTATCGCTAATAGTGAAGATGTTGCTACTAGAGACAATCAAGCGGAGCTTTTAGAGGGTATTATAAATGCAAGTATAAAAAAACCGCATACAGGAACATTACCGGATACATAATAATATTATGAACTTTCATAAAAAATATAAAAGAATAACGCCTTGGTGGCGATGCTTTACTGCTGAATACAAAATGATAGCTATGCACAGTGAAATGACTGGTGTCACTGGCTTTGAGTACGAAGATTATGTGATCAAACTTACAAGAGATGGGCGATTAACTGTAATGCCTGATTTTATGTTTGGAGCTTCAGGCCCGACTCTTGACAGGTTCTTTGGATTCTTTAAAAAGAAGATGAGAAAGATTAGACGCGGAGTATGCTTTCATGATGCAGGCTATTACCTGTCACAAATGGGAGTATTTAAAGGTCCTCATTCAAAATTAATAAAGCAAAAGTTTGATAATATGTTTGGCGATATGATGATTGCTGATGGTGTTTGGTCTATTCGTTCTGACATATGGGAGAGTTCAGTAGAAAAATTTGGTAAATCTTCTTGGGAGTCAAAGAAATAGAATAGTCAAATACAACTTTAAATAGTATAATCTTATGAGCGAGGCGCTAATGAAAAGAGGTTAAAGATATGGAATTAACTATAGAGGGAATAATAGGTATAATTACCTTGGTCGCTTCCGCGTTTGCTTTTTGTGTTAAAAAAGAATTGAAGCTAACTAAAGATATTGCTACCTTAGCTGAGAAGCATCAGGCATCTAAGTTCTCATTGGGCGAAAGAATAACCAATATAGAAGAGGGGGCAGCTTCTAAATTTAACGAGATTAGAGAAGAGTTAAAACCCATGAAAAGCAAAATAACAGAGTTAGACAAAGAGGTGTCAGTAAGTTCGGTTAAATTAGATAATGTTCTTACTAGCATCGGAAGGCTAGAATCTATAGTAGGTAAAATATTTGATATAATGGATAAGAAGCAGGATAAAATTGCATAAACTTAAATATATATTATTTACGTTCCTTTTATCTTCTTGTGTTATCCAGAAAGAAGTTAATATTATAATTAAAGATTCAAGTAATATTGGAATAGAGACTAAAGTGTCAGGCTCGGATTTAGAAGATTTAAAACCAAGCTTAAAAGTTCCTTTATTACCTTAAAGATCATCCTGCACACAATGAAGCCCCAGTAGTCCACCCTTGCTACTGGGGCTTTTTTTATACACGTTTATTGAATATGTATACAAAACCTTAATTTCGTATACATATTGATTAGCTACTTAGACTAGAAAGGAGTATCATCTTGCTCAACATTAGGCATTGGCATTTGCGGCCTAGCTGGCATTGCTGGCGGTGCCTGAGCTGGTGCGGATTGCGGCGCTTGATATTGCGGCTGCTGATATTGACCTTGCGACTGTTGTTGAGGGGGTTGCTGTGGCTGCTGTTGCGGCTGCCAAGTATCCAAGCTAATAGAGTGAGTATGCCCGTACTGGCTAATCTGCTGCCTGCGATTAATATTTAAATTGATGTATCCTCTATCATTTAGGCAATTCTGCATATTCTTTAGATCTTCAGCAGAAAAGCTAACTCTAATAACTGAGCCTCCATCTTGAAATACATGCTCTTTGCCATTACCGAAATAAGTTTTTTGTTGCTGGTTATTCATTTGCTACCTCTTTTTTTTATTAGATATGTATTTGTTTTAATCTTTCTTCATAAGCTTTTTCTAGCTCATTTTTTCCGGCATGTTCAGTCTGTTGAGCTTTCTGCCACTTCTCATTAAGTGCATCAATAGAGTCAGCAGCTTCAAAAGCTGACAAGATAGCTTTAAGGGTTATTTTTGGCTGAGGCTTAGGCTCTACATATTCAATAGTAACCTTTCTTCGCTTTCCCCTAGTTATGGCTACATAAGAGCTTAAACCATTCTTATCAATATGAGATAGCCCACGAATACGAATGCCGCCTATTTCAGCCCCTGCCCATTTAACAGAACCTTCACCATAGAGTTTAATTGTTTTGCCATGCCAGTTTTCAGACTCTTCGCCCCAAGCTTCACAAAGTAATCTAAGCATTCCCTTACATGGCTTATAAGGCTTATTTAAATCATTCTTATAATGAATTGATACTGGTTGATCTCCGGCAGTTACATTGACTGTAGTTATTTCGATGATCTTTTCACCGCTGCGGATGTCGTCATAGTTTAATTGGTCACTCTTAGCTATTATTGCATGTGATACATTAGGCATGATAAATACCTCCCATTTTTATAACTGTTTGTTGAACTTCCAAAATAAAATCATCAAGTAAAACTCTTGCTTCGTTGATGAATTGCGTGTACTCACTGCGGTATATCTTTTTAATGAAAAGATCATTGATTTTATTTCTATCATCATAATGACCAAAAGACCACCACTCAACGCAATCATCCATAATCATAGGGCATAGACATTGCCAAAGGTGCTCTGGTGGTACTCTATCATCCTCAAAATATTCAATGTGCTTTTTTCCGGCCTTTGATTTAGTTTCATAGCCTCCAACAATAACGCCATTTTCTTTACAGATTGCATCGGGGCTAAACTTGAACATTTCATGCTTATCACTCTGGAGCATACCGCATGACTCAAAAGTTACTCCAAGTGCCTTTGCCGCTTTCTCTACAGATATAGGCTCTAAGTCGTGGCCTCTCTGCATAGCTTCATTGGAGAAGTCGTCTATCTCAAGTATGCTCTGGAACTCTGAAACCAATTCGAGTAAAAGAGTTCTTTGGATTTTCTTATCTCCAAGAGTCCATTTTTTTGTTTTTGCTGAATATTTTGCTCCGATGGCTGACTGCATCTTGGTGCCAGTGATACAGCGAAATCTCTCTTCGTGCCAAATATCGCTACCCTGTGCTATGTTAATTATTTTCATCTACTCACTTCCTTTTTTATTCATTAGCTTATAGGTTTTTGCTTTATGCTTATGCGACATATATTACTTTTTAGCTTTGGCCTATGTATTGGGAATATCTTATTTAAACATAATTCACTATGTTTATTATCAGATAAAATAGCCTTCTCCATATCTTTGCTATCTTCACCGCAATATATAATCGAAGTAATGCTCATTAAGGCATCAATAGTTCGTAACTTAAACTTATCAATAAGCCCCATTTTATTTTTATTTACTGGGTCTGATAGGTGCTCTGTTATCCTAGATCTTAAAGGTTTTATTGTATGGCCTATGTAGAATTCACCACTTGGGAAGTTCATCATATAAACAGCTCCCATAACTATCTCCTTAATACCGCTGTTTTCTTATAATCTTGGATCCACATATCAATCAACTTTTTCATTGATACGCCCTCTAGTTTAGCAATAGCTTTAAGATCATCTCTTGATCCTTGCCAAACTTCTATATGTTTATGCTTTGTTTTATCCACAATATCTCCTTATTTGGATTACTAACTATAAGCCTTACTTAAATATAAATCAAGATAGAACTTAAGGAATAATTTAAAGAAAAACTTTAAGTTTAGTATTGATTATAATTATTTATACCCTTATACTACCTACATAACCAAAAAGGAGACACAGTGAAATACACAGTAGAGATAGAAGAAGAAACAAGAACTCTAGAGTTTGCTTTAGAGGTTGAGTGTCATTACTGGAATGAACCAAGCCGCACTACTGGAGCATGGGAAGATTGTTACGAAGGTGATGCAGGTTTTGATGTGATTAGTGTAGATATACGCTCAGTTATAGTGATTGATGATGACGGCAAAGAGACATTTATTAGAGCTGATTTTGTCTTATTTGATTTAATTGAATGTGAGTATCAAGCCAAGATTGAATTAATTCTGGATGAAGATGACGAACTTTTTGAAGCATGGAAAAAAGATCAGGAGAATATTTAAAAATGAGTAACGTCAATAAGGCAGTACTAAGGGACGCATTAAAAGGTGTGTCAGTTCCAGATAGTTTAAAAATGGGTTCAAGGCGCTGGTATCAGATGAAAGATACCAAAGACCCTAATGATGACTTTTTAACTCAGACAATCGAAGCCATGAAGGCATCCGGCAATAGTATTATCTTAGATCATATATGCGAAGAAATGGGCGGCTGCTTTGTCAAGTATGAAGAAGCTGGAAAGAGCACAGGAAATATGCACAAAGATGCCTCTTGCCTGCTTTCTGAACTTACAGATGTATACACAGTAATGTCTGAGTCAATGAAGGACGGCAAAATAGATATGAACGAAGCCGCAGCTATTCGCAAGGAAGCAAAAGAAGCGATGCAACAAATTGAAATCATGCTCGATAACGTACAAAAAGGGAAGTATCAATGACTCCAGAAAATTACCAAGCAATCAACAAAGCTCTTTGTTATGCTGAAGCTCAAGTAGAGGTTTTAATCATGGCTGGAGATCATGAGACAGCGAGAGAGATAGTTTTATATCTGGCTAAGGCAAGAGTAGCTTTAAATGATGAGGCCAACAAATAAAAAAGCCTTACTTCAATTTTGATTTAATGATGGTGTTAAGTTTTGGATTAATATTTTTAGTGCTCGTTTTAATTGTAATACAAATAGGGATAAAAGAATGGTAATTGGTGAAAGAATATGCAGAAGGTGCAAGAAAACAAAGCCAACTAGTCAATTTGATAAGCCAGCTAACAATTTACGCAGACTAAGAACTTGCCGTGAGTGTTACGCTGGGGACGGTATAATCAAGCAGGATAAGAGCGAAGAGGAGATAAACCGCATTAAGGCAATTATGTCTGTACCTGTCAATATCCAGAAGACACAAGCTTATTACATGGGCAAATTTTCAATAGCTAAAGAGCAAAAGCTAGGGGTGTTATGAAAAACAGATATATAACCTGCATTAAGTGCGACAAGAAAGGCTTATACGATAGAGAGTCAAAAAGCTTTAAGTGTGGGAGCTACTAAAATGAACACAGCACAAAACGGCAAAGGAAGCAGACCACGACCAATAGACCGCCAAAAATGGGAGGAGTCGCCACTTTGGAATAATATGAAATCAAAGTCCAAAAA